GCCGCAAAGCTCATAGAAGGGCACGACCTTACGCAGTTGCGTGGCACCGTTAACGCTCTTGCCGATTTTGAAGAGGGCTTGGGCTTTACCGCGACCTTCGCAAAAACGAGAGCCAGCGCAGATGCCGTAGAACTGATCCGCTCAGGCGCTTACGATGCGGTGTCCGTAGGTGCGGAAGTCCAAGAGTCGTACTACGACAAAGAACTGAAAGCCACCGTCGTCACCAAAGCTTCGCTAGTCGAATTGTCTTTGGTCGCCGTACCAGCGTTCTCGGGCGCAGAAATACGCGACCTCGTGGCTCAGGCCGACGAACCCGAAGAAGAAATCCCAACAGAAACAACCCCAACAACACCATCCGAGGAGGATGAAACCATGTCAGAACCCACAAGCGTTGAAGCCGCAATCGCGACTCAACCGATCTATGCAACCGCCAAGCGCGAATTCAAATTGCCGTCCGTTAGCGAATACATCTCAGCATTCGTTCGTGGCGGAAGCGATTTCGCACAACTTAACGAAAACATCCGCGCCGCAGCTCCCAACGTGACCACAACTGATCTGCCCGGTGTGATCCCAACCCCCATCATCCAAAATGTGGTGAACACGTTCGTCGGCTCGCGCCCTCTCGTTGATGCCACCACGTTGCGCCCCATGCCGCAGGGAGGCTCAGTTTTCATTCGCCCTGTAGTGAATGTTCATAACTCAGTCGGTACTGCCACACAGAACACGACCATCACTGCATCAACTTTCGGCATTGACGACGTTCAAATCACCAAGACGATTCAGGGTGGCTACGTTGAAATCAGCGAAGCCTCAATTGACTGGACACAGCCTGAAGCACTCGGACCGTTGCTTGATGACATGATGCGCGTCTACATGGACCGCACCGACTTGCTCGCTTGCTCGGAATTGCAGACTGGCGTCACCAACAGCAACAACTTTGCAAACGCATCACTTGCTGACCCGGCATACTGGGTTGAGTGGATGTACACCGCAGCCGCTGACATCTTGACTGGCTCAAATGGCAACTTGCCTTCCGTGCTTGCTGTGTCACCAAACGTCTGGAAATTGATGGGCAGTTTGTCAGATACGGCGGACCGTCCGTTGTTCCCACAAGTGGGACCAATGAACGCATACGGTTCACTCAATGTCGCTTCGACACAGGGCGCGTTTGCTTTCGGTTTGCGAGTCGTCGTTGACCGCAACTTGACCTCGGCTGGCATGACCATCCTTGATCCGCGTGCGCTCGAGTCATATGAGATGAATAAGGGCTTGATTTCCGTGGAAAACCCCTCACAACTCAGCAGGCAGATCGCAGTCCGTGGTTACTGGGCATCGAAGGTCATTTCGCCAGAACTTGCCATCAAGGCTGATTTCGTCTGATAGACGGAAACTACGAGAGGATCTGAATCATGGCCGTATTCACCGTCACGCACGCACAACGTGTGGACGACTACGCCGTGATTCAGACCCTCGAGGCAACCGACATCACGATTGGTCAAACGATCGTCGTCGCAGGAGTAGGAAACAATTTTGATGCGACGTACATCGTTCAGGCTGTCCCTACTTTTCTGTATGTTGGTGTCGGTTTTGAAGGTGACTTTATATTTGATTACGAAGTCACCATCACGAATCAACTACTTGTCAAATCAAACTTTGATAACTATCAAAGAGCTTCAGCGACTGGAACCGTAACTTGGACCCAGTCCTGCACTTGGTTGTCATCAGTTGCCCCGGTACAAGAGTTTCTTGGGATCGCGTCGGCCACGGCAAATGACACCGCGTTTCTCACTACTTGTGTCGCAGCTGCGAACGCTTGGTGTTTCAGGCGTCGCGTGCAGGCTGGTTACCACGACAGTCTTACGACCGTCCCTGACAGTTCAGTGCTGTTAGGAACCACGCTTTACGCCGCAGGGCTCTACCGTGAACGCGGAACCACTGGAGACAGTTACGCGTCGTTTGGTGACATGACAGGACCGCCGCTCATGACCTTAGGTCGAGTCAACCAGTTGCTCGGCATTAAACGATCGCAGTGTGCATGAAATGGCAGGAATCTTCACGGACACCATCAACACGGTGTCAGCGTCGCTCACAGCGTTGGGACTTAAGCCTGTTACCGATCCGCGCAACGCACGACCGCTCACCGTGTTCGTGGAATTACCGACGTTCACTTGTTTCAACAACCAAGTCGCCGATATCACAGTTGATCTCCGAATCCTTGGAGCGCCACCCGGCAACCAAGATTCAAGCGACTACATCCTCGGCGTCGTGGACACAATAATGGACAGCCCCATTGCCGTTCTGAATGGCTCACCGTCGCTCGCTCAAATCGGGTCACAAGAACTGCCCGCATATGATCTCACAATAAGAATCGGCACACGCCGCACATAGAAAGAAACACATCATGACCGCAACAGTCACCTACCTAGCCAACCCCACCGTCACCGTTACAGCCCCATCAGCAATGACGTTGACTGATCACTGCTCTGCAGCGACCTTGACGCTCACGGCTGAAGCACTTGAGAACACGGCCTTTGGTCAGACCTCACGAACCTTCACCGCTGGGCTTTACAGCAACGAGCTGACGCTCACCTTGTTCCAGAGTTACGGTGCGACCGAAGTTGAGACGATGCTGAACTCAATGTTTGGCGTGATTTCCACAATCGTCATCAGCCCAGCTGGCCCAACTGAGTCCGCTTCGAATCCTGAGTACACTTTGACAGGTTGTTACCTAGCGACCGTGACGCCCATTTCGGCGACCGTTGGCGAGTTGTCGGTTGTTGAGGCCGTGTTCATGGGCGGAACATTTGCCCGCGATGTAACGAACCCGTGATCTAGTAATCCGATCCCGACTAAGGAGAACAAATGAAACTCACACTCAGTGTCAAACTCGCCGATGGCGAGACCTACCAAGTCATCACGAACCTTTTCGTAATCATTTCGTGGGAGCGTAAATTCAAGCGACGAGCATCAGATCTTGCGAACGGGATCGGGATGGAAGATCTAGCCTTCATGGCCTACGAAGCCAGTAAGCAGCAAGGTCATCCAGTCCCGATCTCATTTGATGAGTTCGTCAAAAAGTTAGAAGATCTAGAAGTTGTGGAGACTGCGTCTGCAGTCCCTACGCAGGAGGCCACCGACGTCAGCTAGCAGCTCTGCTAGTTGAGACTGGGTTCTGGCCTCCACAAATAACATTCGAGACAGAGGATCTGGCAACTTGTGTGCAGATCATCAACGAGCAGAGAAAGAAAACCTAATGGCTGCAGATGTGAGACTTGATACTTACGGTCTGCAAGACGCATTAAAGAAGATGCAGAAGATTAATCCTGCTATGCGTCGGACTCTGCTCAAAGATACGAAGGTCGCGGCTCAGCCTTTGGTGGATTTGATTAACAGTCGAATCCCACAAACACCACCGTTGAGCGGTATGAATCACAACGGTCGTACCGGGTGGAAGAACGTCAAGAAGGTTCAGATCTCGTTGAACACTCGCAAGCCTCGCAAGGGTTCGGCGACTGCTGGCGCTGAACAGATTGCAGTGGTTCGTGTGGTCACTAAGGGCGCGCCCGTAGCGATTACTGACATGGCAGGAAAAGCAGGTGGGACGAAGTCGCGCCGAGAGCCAAAGTATCGCCGACCTAAATTTGACTCAGCTTTAAGAGGTACACCCTCTCGCTATATGTGGAAAGACGTGGATCAGATGGTTGCCGAAACTGAACGGGCACTAAAACCGATCATTGACCAGTTCATGGTTGATGCACAAAAAGAGTTTAAGTAATGGCTATTAACCTCCCAATCATTTCTGAGTGGAATCCCAAGGGCATAGATAAAGCAATTGCCGACTTTAAAAAACTTGAGACGAACGGGCAAAAAGCCTCTTTTGCAATCAAGAAGGCGGCAGTACCGGCAGGGTTGGCTGTCGCCGCTTTAGGTACGTTCCTTGTTGGTGCCGCTAAAGGTGCTGAAGAAGCACGAATCGCAGACCAAAAACTGGCTTCAGTTCTTGACACCATGGGCTTTGAGGATGCCACCAAAAGAGTTTCTGCCTACGCCGAAAGCCTTGAAAAGACTATTGCTGTTGACGCTGACGTTATTAAGGCAACACAAACCAAACTGGCAACTTTTAGTGCTTTAACTCAAACCGTTGGGCAGGCTGGCGGTGCGTTTGATCGTGCGACTGCGGCAGCTCTTGACATGGCCGCCGCAGGTTTCGGAACTGCCGAGGGTAACGCTGTCCAGTTGGGTAAAGCGTTACAGGACCCGATCAAAGGCATCGCAGCATTAGCAAAGTCTGGTGTCACTTTTACTGAGCAAGAAAAGGACAAGATCAAAGCTCTTGTTGAGTCGGGCAATCTGCTTGAAGCACAGAACATCATTCTTAAAGCTGTCGAAGGTCAGGTCGGCGGAACTGCTGCAGCTTCCGCTTCATCGTTTGACAAGATGAAGTTTGCTCTCGCTGGCTTGTCTGACACTTTCGGTGAAATGTTGCTTCCAGTCATTGACGAATTGGCACCAAAGTTGGCTGTTTTTACTGCTTGGGCTACCAAAAACAAAACGCTTTTAACAGTTTTGGTTGGCGTGTTTGGTGGCCTTGCTGTAGCCATTCTTGCGGTCAATGTGGCCATGAAAGTCTGGACAGCAACGACAGCAGCGTTTACCGCAATCCAAGCAGCGTTTAATGCTGTCATGGCCTTGAACCCGATCTTCCTGATCGTCGCTGCAATCGTCGCCATTATCGCAGTCCTCGTCCTACTTCAAAAAGAGTTCGGGCTCTTTGATGGTGTCATCAAGTTTGTCGGCAATTCGTTCGCCAAAGTTTGGGAAGCAATTAAAGCAGTATTCGACTGGGTGACCAACAACTGGAAACTGCTCCTGGTCGTGTTGACTGGCCCGTTCGGTTTGGCAATCCTTGGGATCTTTAAGTTCAAAGACAAAATCATGGACGTGTTCAAAATAATCTACAACGGCATCAAAGCCGCAATGGGCTTCGTCGCCAATGTCATCACAGCACCATTCAAAGCAGCTTTCAATCTTGTCGCCAAACTATGGAACAACACTGTCGGCAAACTGTCCTTCAAAGTTCCCGGCTGGGTGCCCGGCATCGGTGGCAAGGGATTCGATGTTCCAGACATCCCTGAATTAAAAGACGGGGGCATAGTCACCCAAGCGACATTGGCAATGATTGGCGAAGGCAACGAACCCGAAGCGATCATCCCTCTCTCCAAACTTGCAAGCATGGGATTCGGTGGCGGTGGCGGTGGCCCGACAATCAATGTCACAGTCACCAGCGCAGATCCGAACGCTGTCGTCGCAGCTCTGCAACGCTATGTCCGAATGAGTGGCCCAGTGCCAGTGACTACAAGGCCACTATGAGCAATCAAAACCTTTGGAAGGTCACAGTGGACGGATACAGCCTTGACGGGTTCGTCTATTCGCTGTCATTCTTTAACGGCAAGAAGAGATGGCTGGAGAACTATTCGCCTCAAAGTCTGTCGCTCACTATTGACAACTCGACAGGTCTTGCGTCCGCTTTCTTGCCCGGATCAGAAATCAAGGTGTACAGGGACGGAGTAGGAACAAACAACAACGCTCGGAACTTCTTTTACACTGAAAGCGTTTCATTTGATGACGGCTTCCAGTACGCGTCAGGTGGAGCGACAGCAACGATCACAGGGATAGATCTGTTCGGAGTGTTGTCTCGTGAGCAACTCGTGAACGAAGACCTTGGAGACTTCAACACTCTTGAACAACTGTCGCCATACACAGGACTCATCAGTTTCACAAACGACGGGAACAGTGTCGCCTACCCGACCGACAACTACACCGGCACTATCGGCGCTCGACTCGCCCAAAATATGCAGACCGAACACGGCCTCATGTTCAACTACGGCGACACGATCAAACTATTGGCAAGGTCGGAAGTTGGCGAGAATGTCTCAACTTTGTCATTTGGTGGCATTGCGTCCGCCACCGTCCTACCTATGAACGCAGTGTTCAGGTCTGCGCTTGGCGATTCGTTTAACAATGTCGTCACAGTGGAAGCTCCACCCGGATCGTACACAGCGACAAACGCTGCATCAGTCACGCTTTACGGAGAATGGGCAACGACTACGACACAAGTTGACGGAAGCAGTAGCCAAGTTCAAGGATGCGCTGAATATCTTGCTGCACTAATGGGCGACCCGTTAAGTGATAATCAAGTTTATTTTGAAATCCACGTCTGGGATTACGCTGTCAACCCTTCAACTCTCACATTGTTCAACCAGTACAACGACTTCATTAGTCAGAACATAGATGTGGTCTACCGCACACCCGGAGCAATCTCAGACACGACTTTCCAGTGCGTCATTGAGGGCCTACAGATCAACTCAGATCCTGAGAAAACTGAGTATGTGTTCTTCTTGACTCCTGCAGCTCTGTACCGTTCATTCATCCTTGACGACGCTATTTTCGGTACTCTTGACAACAACAGACTCAGCTACGGCGTAGCAGGGTTTTAAGGAGAAAAAATGCCTACACAATTAGGAGATTTCACTGCTGGACAGATTCTGACCGCAGATGATATGAACGACATCGCAACATGGACGACCTTTACACCGTCATTCACTGGAATCACTTTGGGCACTGGATCATCAAACACAGGTCAGTACTGTCGAGTTAATCAAATCCTGTTCATCAGGACTAGAACTGTTTTGGGTACTGGCGGATCGTTCACTAACCCGGTCTTGACGATTCCTGATTCGGGAGT